GGAATTTACAAATATGGTAAGTTGGAGTTCGATCCAGCAAACCTAACAGACGAAACATACCCTCGCATAGACTTTCGAGCGTTGAGAGATGAAACTTTTGTCTCATTACGTGGAGAGTTTCAGCAAATGGATCAAGTAGGAGGAACACCACAGTCATGGATTAAATTGTCTACCGGTACTTGGTTAGACAAATATATTTCATGGGATTGTGTCCTAATAACATCCGTTTTGATGATAGTTTTTTTTACATTGTCAATTGCGTATCGTGAGGATAAAAAAGAGGCTCGTGGTTTTTTTTCGGCAGATTCCGGTCGCCGATATATCCAAACGTTGTGTACCTGTCTTTGGTAGAAAGGAAGCGCAATTTGAAACGGGCTTGTGTGACGTTATGTCGAAAGTAAGGTTCAAGCATAAAGATGGAACAACAGGAACCTATTGGGTTTTAACTCAACATGTCTTTGACTTTGGCTTCGAGCCCTATGTTAAAGTCTCTGGAAAAGAGGTTGATCTTCAGCCTTTAGTGAAATTCATTGGTAATGATATAGCCCTTATTCCTGCAACTGCGGTTGCGATAGCGGGAATAGAGGCATATACACAAGCGGATATGAACAAGGTTCATCCAGTAGTGTTTATGTCATTTAGACCGAAAGACTTAGTTCCCGTTACGGCGGGATCCTTAGCAACACGGGATTACAATAATGGGCGTTTGACGTATGATTTTGATACAGGAAATTTCCAATGTGGTAGTGCAGTAGTAGATGCTCAAGAGCTATCCCATATTTTTTGCAATCCATGCCGGTACTTATGGTAATGGAACGAATTATGGGATGGTTTTGCCTTCAATAGTGGACCAATCACTATTTAAGAAGGTGGAGATAAAACTACCAGAAGCTAAGCTAAGCATCAATGAGCCCCGACATCACCAGGAAAATGTTCATAAATCAATGAAATCTGGTGGTAAAGGGACGTCCGGAGTACGTAGGGCAGCTCGTGATCAGGAGTATATCAAAGCGCGACAACGCGATACAGAACAGCGGTTGCAGCAATTAGATCGCGAACGCGCACGTGTGGACCATGCTTTAAAAGCGTATAATCAAGCACACGATGATTTTACTCCTAACTACGATAATTATTTCAACCCACGCGATCGTGCGGGAGTTGAATGGGATGAGTGGACGAAAGCCCGTGGCAGCATAAAAGAATTGCTTGGTGACGATCTAGATATCGAACGTTTTGAAGACGAAGATGTTTATGACCAAGTTGCCGATCAATTAGCTGAAATGGAGGATCGTCTACAACAGCAATCCGAAATTGTAGAACAAATCATGAACTTACGGCAGTGGCAG